AATCTTAAATGGCAATGACTTAAAAGCAAAAAAAGCATTATTTTCTTTTGACCAGACCGACAGCAATGAAGCCATAGCATTCAAGTTTAATTTGTGGTCTAGATATTTTTTCCCCCAGTATTTCACCAGTAAAGACGCACCTTTTCATAAGACAATAGACAGAAATAACATCAGAGCTTATCGGGGAGAGATTAAATCATTTACTGATATAGCATTTCGTGGAGCTAGTAAAACAGCTAGGACTAAACTATTCATCGGGTTCTGCCTATGTAATGACCTAGACCACTCTAGAGGATACATTAAGATATTATCATCAGATGGAACTAACTCAACCCAGATAGTCACTGACCTTTATAATATCCTAGTCAGTCCAAGAGTAGTCACCTTATACCCAGAGATATTTGAAAAGACTAATCAAAAGCGTGAGGAACGGATGAGTTCATTTACTACTTCTACTGGAGTTAAAGTAATTGCTGATACAGTAGGCACAGAACAGCGTGGTTCAATCCAAGAGGAAAAACGCCCTGACCTAATCTGGTTTGAAGATATTGAATCAAGAAAGACCCTAAGGAGTGCTAAGACCACTAAGGCTATCTGGGATAATATGGAAGAAGCTAGGACTGGTTTGTCAATCAATGGAGCTTGTATCTATACCTGTAACTATATCTCAGAGCTAGGTAATGTTCACAATCTAGTAATGAAGAAAGACGACAGAAACATAGTAGAGATAATCCCAATCATAACTGATAAAGGAGAGATAACCTGGCCAGATAGATACTCAAAGGCAGATATTGACCAGATGAAGATAGACGATGACGATTTTGAAGGTGAACGCCTTTGTAAACCTAGTGCCAGCAAAGATGTCTTGTTTGACCGAGAGAAGCTAGATGAACAGAAAGAAAAGCAACCAGTCAAAGAGATAGCTGGATTTAAGATTTATCACGAATACGACCCAAGTCATAGATACGGAAGTGGACACGATGTATCAGGTGGAGTAGGATTAGATAGTTCAACCTCGGTATTCATAGACTTTGATACAGTTCCAGCTCGTGTAGTCGGTGTCTGGGCTAATAACAACACTAAACCAGATGTCTTTGGTGATGAGATATTAAGAGAATCTGAATACTTTGGAAGTCCAATATGTGCTATTGAAAAGAACAACCACGGACACGCTACAATCGCCAGAGCTAAACAACTGGGAGTAAACCTATTCAAGACACCTTTAAGCGATACAAAGGTCTTAGAAGGCCAATCAACCGAGTATGGCTGGCACACTAACGCATTAACTAAGTCCAAGATGATATTTGCTCTAGTCAAAGCTTGTAATGATGGCTTGCTAGAACTGTCAGATTGTGGTATAATAAGAGAAGCAAAGGGATATACCCGAAATGATGTAATAGACAAAGAAGAAGACCCCAGATTAACTACCAGACACTTTGACCTTTTAATTGCTACTGCTATTGCTTGGCAAATGAAAGACTATGCCGAGGTATCAAGGGAAAACATAGAAATAGACTGGGAGAGTATAGAATCTAAACCAACTCATAAAAGCATTGGAATATGATAAATAAACAAACAATAGACAAGATAGCGGCTCAATCCATAAATGAGATTGATATAGCTAGAACTTATAAAAACGGAAAGGTCAAGAGTTGGCAATCCAACGAGTCAATGTATTACGGTGTTAAAGAAACCAGCGAAGACTCAAGGGCTAATATCTCTTTGGGTCGGATGCAAGAGTTCGTTCACACCTTACTGTCTAAGATTGATAATCCGTTAGTCTTTAAGTTTACTAAGCGTAAGCCATCACAACTAAGCAGAGTTGAATTGTTAAACTCTTTAAGGCGTTTTGATGCTGATAGAAACTTCTGGGACTTAAAAGATATTGTCGGTAAGAAGCAAGGTATTATTTATGGCCGTGCTGTTTATGCTTACTATGCCTCATCTGATGAAGGCTATCAGTCTAACCTAGAGAATGTAGATGTCTATGACTTCTTGATTGACCCAGCTTGTGGTGGTATTGATATTGAGAATGCTTTCTTTATGGGTCGCTGGGGAGTAGTCAAAACTATTAAACAACTAAAAGACGGAGTTAAGAGCAAGATTTACAACAAGGAAGCAGTATCAAGATTAATTGAAAGCGGTGGTAACTCAACAGAAGAAAACCAAGAAGAAACCAATAAGCGTAGTCGTTCCTATGACCAAGAAACTATTGGTGATAAAGAGAACAATAATCATAACAAGTTTAAGCTTTGGGAGTGGTTTACTACCTATGAAGGCGAGAGATACTATATCTTGATGGATAACTCAGGCCAATGGATTCGCTGTGAAAAGTTGTCTGATATGTTCTCTAATGATATGTGGCCTTTCTGGACTTGGGCTGCTTTCCCTGATTTGACCGAGTTCTGGACACCAAGCTATTGTGATTATGCTAGAGATTTATTCCTAGCCCAAGACGCTAGTATTGGTCAGATGTTAGACAACGCTGATGCTATCAATAAGCCAATGAGAGCTGTTGATGTCAGTGCTATAGACGATGTAACCAAACTTAAGTATCGCAAAGACGGAATTATTCCAGTAAAGAAAGGCGTTGATATTAACAGAGCCTATCAGACCATCATTACACCTTCCATTAATACCCCTATTCAGGTTTTTGAAATACTAGAGGGCATCCAAGAGAAAGCATCAGGCGTTACAGCCCAAGCTAAAGGAACTTCAGATGAGAAAGGCAAGGTTGGTATCTATCAAGGAAATGAGGCTGCTATGGCTGATAGGTTTGGACTATTAAATAAGTCATACTCCTTTGGCTATAAGAGATTTGCTAAACTATACGAGAACGGAGTTAAAGACCATTTAATTAAGAAGATTGCTATTGAGATACTTGGTCCTAATGGAGTAGAGGTTAAACAGATTAGCAAGCGTGATTTATATAAGAAAGGTGATGAATACGGAATAACTGTTGAGGCTTCTAATGCTGAGATGATGGCCAGTAAGCAAGATAGGAACGAGAAACTGGCTTTCTTGGCTTCAGAGGTCAATAACCCGATGATTAACAAAAAGAAGTCTTTTGAAATGAGAGCCTTAATATCAGGACTAAGTGAAGAAGATGTCAGACAGCTACTTGATACTAATTCTTATGGAAATGAGAAGTTAATGTCTGAAGCTGATAGAGATTTAGAGAGCTTATTGATGGGCGAGGTGATTGAAATCAATGACGCTGCCAATAATCAATACAAACAGAGAATGGTTGACTATCTGCGTGACCATAAAGAAGACATCAATGACAGACAATTCTTTGCTATTAGTGCCTATATTGATTCGCTAGAAGATGTTATATTTAGAAACGAAGCCCGTAAGCTAGTCAATGAACAATCCCAAGAGATGTTAAACCCAGAGTTAAACCCATTAAATAATAAATTAATTAATCAACCACAACCTGAGATGCCTCAGGCGGTTCAAACAAATGGCCAAATATAAACTAAACACTAAAGGAGAAATCGTTAAGACAGACTTTGAACAAGTCTATAACAAGGAAGATTATACTAATGCCGTTGCTAAAGGTGAGCAAGCTATTAAGGAACTAGAAGCCCAAAGAGGTGTCAATCTAGCCAAGTGTGAGAACATATCTCACTTTCACCCAGAGGTATTAGATGTATCAGAAGAATTACGCAATCACATCTGGCTATATCACGAGAACTTTGTCGCAGCTAGAGAACTAGAACGACAAATCAAAATGATTAAAAAGAACAGCAAAGATATTAAAGCCGAGATGAAAGAGATTGAACGACAAACAGAGGTAAAGTTTTAATATGTCAGAACAAATACAGCGATTACTAAAAATCAAAAATCTAACAGAAAGCGAGGGAGGGCAAGAATTGCTTTCTAACGCACAAAAAGACATTGATGGTATAATCTACCAGCTAACAGTTATTTATCCAACAGCGAGCCATTTAGAGCTAATTTCTGCCCTAGCTAAACTAGACTCACTAATGGAATTAAAGAACCAGTTAATAACTGCTGAAGAAAAGTATCAAGAAGCACTTGAAGAATCAAAAGGAAAATAATCGCTATTCTGCTCATCAATCTTGGTGGGCAGTAAGCGGAGATTATCCGTTTTACTAAGGCCAAAGTTATACGGCCAGCTTGGACTTCAAGCTTAATAAAAAGTTATATGGAAGAAAAAACCATTGCTCCTGAGGAGGAGTTGAAAGATACTGAGGTTGATGAGCCTGAAACTGAAGAGCCAGCTACTCCAACAGTTGAAGACATCATTGAACCAAAGAGAGCTGAGGAACAAGTCCCGTTAAAGACTTTCTTGGAAATCAAAAAAGAAAAGAAAGACCTAGAACGAGAGATTAAATACCTCAAATCTCAGGCACAGGATATGACTAAGTCAGAGATTAAATCTGATTTGCAGTCTATCGCTGATAAATATGATGTTGACCTTAATTTCTTATCGGAATTATCGTCAGTCATATACGCACAGGCCAAAGGTGATGCTGAAGAGGCAATTAAGCCTGTCTTGGAGAAAGAAGCTAAAGAACGAGTTGATAAAGCTCTAACCGAGAATATCAACAAAGCTCTTGAGGTTATGCCAGAATATGAAGGCGTAGTCAATAAAGATGTCTTAAAGTCATTAGCTAGACTCCCAGAGAATAAAAATAAGACCTTTCAGCAACTAATAGAGGAGACTTACAGTAAAACGGTCACTGGTAAGAGAACGATGGAAACATCTACTCCTCGTGGTGGCAAGGAATTAGTCTACGATGAAAGTAGAATTAATGACCCAGAGTATTTCTCAGAGGTAATGGCTAGTCCAGAACTTAAAAAGAAATACAATGATAGCCTTGTCGACCGCTTAAAATTATAGACCGATTTAATTTATTATGAGTTTAATTAATTTCCAAGAGCATTTTGATAACGCTTAACACTCATAGGCGCTATGGAACAACTAAGTTGACTCCATAGAAAAACGGCTTTAATTCGGTGGAAACCCAAATATGAATTTGGATAATACCGAGCCAGCAGGATAGATTACGAAAGGCTATCTGGGCGTGTGTGACGGTCAGGGGTGAATAAATATAATCCCCAATAATAAGCCGACAGAAGAAGTAATTTGTTTTTTTACAATATAATATTGATGTGATATAATTAATTATATTTTAAAACAAATATTATACCCTGTATGATATGACCTGAACAGCATATAAGCCGAAAGGTGAAATTGCTGAAGTGAGAAATAGAAAACTCACGATAACAAATTGTATGAAGAAATCTTTAATAAGGTTTTGGTAGGTAAATCAATTGCTAACTTGCGTTTTGAAAAGAAATTGAAATATGGTGAAAGTGTAGAACGCTTCGCCTATGATATTTCTGGTGTTCGTGTTCGTTCCACTGTCCGTGGCAATGCTTCTACTATTGATTCTATCTCTGATACCAGCGAATTGCTGACTATCAATTTGGAGAAAGAAGCTGTGTTCCACATTTCCGATGGTGAAGTGACCCAAGCTGGTCCTTTAAATCCTGGTGAGGTTATTGGTGGTCAGGTTGCTATTAAAGTAGCTACCGACTTAGATGCTCGCATCTTAGCCGAAACCAGAAACGCTGAATTTGATTTTGATACTGGTGATTTAACCACTGGCGTGTCAAATGGTACTCCTTTTGCTTTAGACGCTACCAATGTGCCTAAGGCTGTTGTTAGAATGCCTGCTAAATTACGAAGCAAGAACCAAACATTGACCAATCTTTGCTGGGTTATTGACTCTTATGGTGCTTCCGACATTGAACAGTATTTAATGGGTAAATCCATTGACTTGGCTGGTTATGTCTTTAAGAATGGCTATGCTGGCACTGTTCGCAATGCTGACTTAATTGTTTCAGAGAACTTGACTGGTGAAGCTGTCCTGACTGATAGTGGAACATTCGGCGATGGTGAAACCTTTACCATCAATGGTGTTACCTTTACTATGAAGACCGCCTTAAGCTCTGGTCCTGCTGTTGCTGGTGAAATCGTTATTGGTGCTAATTTGGCTGCTTCAATGACTAATATTGCTGCTGCTTTGAATGCTCCTGGCACTACCACTGCTACCTTTACTGCCTTGTCTGCTGCTGACCAGGAGACCATTGCTGACTTGAACATCACCGCTACCAAAACTGCTACCACTGTTACTATCGTGGCTGTTGGTTCTGGTCGCTTGACCTTGTCTGAAACTGGTGCTTCTACCTCTTGGAGCAGCAACTTCATTCACTCTTACTTTGGTAAGAAAGGTGCTATTGATGTTGTTGTTCAGGATATGAAGAAAGTTGATATGCGTCCTACTGCTGATAAGCGTGGAACTAATGTCTTCACTTCCTATCTAGCTGGTATCAAAACCTTTGCTGATGGTAAAAAGAAGTTTCTTGATGTCTTAATCAACGCCTAATTAATCGGTTTGTGGGGGTGGCAACACCCCCTATAGCCATAACTATAATGTTATGAAAACAGATAAAGATTTAGTGGGCATCCTGATTCAAGAGACCAATTCAGAGGGTTTAATTACCCTTTGTCAGTCACACGGTGCTTTTTTTACAACTGCTTCAAAATTCGCCCCAGGTTGTATTCTAACTAACAACGATGGTGTTGTTTATAGGAACTCTGGAACTGCTGCTGCTCCTGTATGGAGTGCTATTGAAAATAGTATTGTAAAAAGCTATATCCCGACTGCTAATGGAACTGGAACTGGACAAATTACTCCAGGAACTCAAATTGCTACAGTGACTTCAGCTAATGCTGACCACTGGGTGACCTTACCAGCTCCTGTTATTGGAACTTTGATTACCTTAGTATCAACTAACACAACTGGTTATGAAATCAGAACATCTGCTCCAGCTACTATCGGAATTAATGGTGGTGTTGGAGCTAATGCTGAGTCTGCTATCGCTGGTGCTGCTGGAACAATGGTTCAATTATTGTGCGTTTCTGCCACTAATTGGATTGCTTGGTCAAGAGTTGCCGCTGGCACTCTTTCAGTTGTTCAGGTTGCTGCTGCTTAAGAATTATATTCTTCTCTTGCCTCTCTATCTTAGGGAGGTAAGGATAAGAAAATAATAATATGGATGCACAAAAAATTATAACTAGATTCGAGCTGTATGTTGACGATGGCACTGAACTGTCAACATCAGAAGAGCTTGATTTATTGAATAAAATCTACCGTGAGGTCTGGACAGATAGACCCTGGGAGTTTTCTAAGAAGTCTTTTTCTGGTGTTATTAATGGGACTACGATTTCTCTGCCTACCGACTTTGCCTATGTTTGTGAAAACGCTAGGTATACTGATATTGCTCAGAATAACTATGTTCGTAATTCTGTCCCTAAGATTGTCTGGGTTGATAATAAGTATTATCGCTTGATTAATTGGTCAGATAGAAAGCAATATGAATCACAAGACGGAGTTTGCTGGATTGATTTATCTACTAATAAGCTAACCTTTCCAGTGTCGGTATCTGGAACTGTTGAATATGATTATGTTTTCTTCCCTGCTGACCTAGCTATTGATGATGAGCCATTGTTTCCTGCTATGTTTCACGATGTCCTATATCACGGTATGGCCTCAGATGATTATATGATACAGCAATTTGATAAAGCTAAGAGTTATGCTGCTGAAAATCGTAATAAATACAATGACTGGCTAGAAAAAATGGCAATGTGGAATATGAACCTAATTTGCAATTAATATGGATAGCACGATTGGAGCTTTCGTTAGCGGACAACATACAATCCTAGACAACGAGAATATCCCAAAGGATGCCTCGTCTGGTGGTTATAATTGGATTACCAAAGATGGTAAGATAATTTTAGCTGGTGGTCGTAGAGCTGTCGGTTCAGAAGGCACAGTTGGTAAGTGTCCTGTCTTGTGGTTTGGTTATAAAGTAAATGGAGATAAGGTCTTGTATCGCAAGATTACCTCTAAATTACAGTATTTCAATGGTTCTGACTGGGTTGATATTCAAACAGGACTAAGCGATGTTGACTATTCATTTCAAAACTACTCATCGCTAGCTGGGTCTTTTACAGTTTTTAATTCTACTGATGGTTTTTACAAGATAAACAACGCCCATCCAGATAGCCCTATAAGCCTCTACAACGCATCAAAAAACTTTCACGGTAAAATACTCATAGACAGCGGTAGAACGCTGCTATGGGACAGAAATGACGCAAATAAGCGTGATAGGACAGGACTCTATGGCTCGTATATTGATAGACAAGACTCAACTGTCTATACAGCTGTCACTGGTGAGTCTATCGGAGCTTCAGGCTCAACCACTTATACAGGGACTTTAGCCTTTAAGGCAGGCGGTGCTTCAAGAAACTGTTTTGCTATTACTTTTGCTGGAACTGTGGCCGCTGGTGCTGAAACCTTTACTGATAATTTAGACGGGACTTTAACTAGCTCAAGAGCTGGTGGAAGTGGAACAATAAATTATGCTACTGGTGATTATTCTGTTACTTTCTCGGCCATTACTACTGGAGCTGTTACTGCTGCCTATCAATGGGAAGATTCAACTAATAAAGGAATTGCTGACTTTACTAAATCGGCTACCAGATTACCTGGTGAAGGGTTTGTCTTTCCACAAGATGAAGGTGGCGACCCGATACTTAATGTAGTTATTGGACCAGATGGAGCTTATTACTCGTTAAAAGAGAAATCAGCTTATAGATTAAGCATTGATGCAGATGACAAGAACGCCACTAACAAGGTTTTCCGTAAAGACATTGGTATTCCAGCTTGGAGGGCTTGTGTTTCCACTGGTTCTGGCATTGTTTTCTTAAATACCGCTAACCCTAGCAAGCCTGAATTAACTATTTTACAAAACAACCCACTAGGAGATGCAGTTGAAAAGTATTCTATCATCTCACACTTTAAGTTCTCTGATTACGATTATACAGATTCATATTTTGATACCTACGAGAGATACTTGATGATATTCTGCAAGAAACTAGGCAACCCTAAAAACGATACAATTCTGTTTATTAATGTTGACGGGAAGTCAGTTGATGTTGTCAAATACAACGGATTGTGTTCTGCTAAAGATGGTGATAACCTATACATAGGCAGTCCTTTGACAGATAGTGTTTATCAGATACTAAATGGATTTGATGATGACGGACTAGCGATTGAGAACTATTGGGATGGCCGAGGTGAGATATTTCAGACCGAAAGCTTAAAGAAAGAGAAGAAACTACGGATTATGGGCTTAATTGACCCAGACCAAGCTATTCAAGTATGGATGGATACAGATGATAGTGGATTTGTTTTAGTCGGAACAATAGTCGGCTCTGGTTCGTATGTTGATTATTCTACATCACAGGCTATTGGGGTTAATTTCATTGGTCAATCACAATTAGGTGGAGATGATGTAGCCTCGGCTTATCAATACTTTTGTGAGATTAAGGTCAAAACACCAAAGTTTCGTAAGAGAATGATTAGATTTGTAGCTACAGGCATAGGATACGCTGATATAAATACCTTAATGGATAGAGATGTATTGATATTTGAAGATAGAATACCTAAGAAATACAGAAACAAGCAGAATGTATCATTAAGTGGTTTAATAACTAATTTAGATAACCCTCAATTTTAACAATATGGCAAAGATTATAGCCGATTTCAGAACATCATTAGCTACTAAGTTAGCTGTTGGTGGAACAAGTTTTACTTTACAAAGTGCTACTGACGATGACGGAGTAGCATTACCAGCTGGTAAGTATTATTTTACCTGTGATGGTGAAAACTCGCAGAAAGAACATTTCTACTGCGATTTAGCTGGTGCTAACGCTACCAATGTTCAGAGTGTTTCAAGACAAGGAGTAAAGACTAGCGGAGCAGTCAGAGAGCATCGTGTTGGTGCTACTATAACGATTACTGATTTTGCTCACATTAAAGACATAGCTGACTTCGTTGACCAATATGATGGAAAATGGATGGGTGCTGTTGCTAACTACGCTGCACTCTTGTTAATTGCAACACCTAGCGATGGTGAAGCTAGAGTTACATTAGACGATGGAAAGATTTATATTTATAATTTAGCAACTACTACTTGGATTCCACAAACTCCTGGATATACCAATGTCTATCAAGACCAGTTTCTAGGAACTGAATCAACTGGTGATGATAACAAGACTTTTACATTGTCATCTGG